GTTATCTACTGGAGACAATATAATCATCGATGAACTGGGCGGAACTACACAGCTCAACGGTAACGATTACTATATTACTTTTATCAATGCCACTAGCTTTTCTCTTTATACAGACAGCGGACTTACTGAACCTGTAAACGGCACTGGTTTACCTATCTACACCGGGGGCGGTTATGCTGTCAACGACGGGGGAGTCATAGGTGCACTGACTAATGCTCTGATAGATGTTATCGATGAAAGCGGTCCTGGTTATGGCAGCGTGAACACTCCTAAAAATAACGATCAGATGGATGTGTTCTTGGCCAATGATGCTGTGCGTTGGCAGGCTATCACTGTTCAAGGTCATGGAGGATTTTTTACTGTTCTAGATCCTCGAGGACAGATACTGGCCAAATCTCCTTATGCTCAGGAGTGCGCATCTTTTAGCAAAAGTTCTGGAAGACAGGGGTTTCATGGCGGTATGTTCATTGACGGGTTTACTGGAAATATTCGATTTGAACTGCTGAGTAAAGAAATAATCAATGTCACAAACATAATCAAAGGAAGAAGTTATACTATTAGAACTGTAGGATCTACAAATTATATAGCCCTAGGCTCCATAGATAATAATGTAGGCACAGTGTTTACCTATAACACACTGGTAGTTCCTACTGGTAACGGTACTGTAGACGATAACAGTTTCTTGAGAGTTGGAAGCTTAGATAGATTTCCTCAATTACCTGCGTCTTTTATCGTAGAAGATACGGTGTATCGTATCAACTATGTTAGAGATTTCACATTTAACGTCAACGGATCAACAGCATCTCTAATACTAGATGAGGCTACTCCTTGGACACGAAGTGTATTTGCCTATAATGACGACATCTGCTATCGAGATGTAGGACTTATTATTGACTCAGTAGGATACGATATTGTTCTAGGAACTAACTTCAATCACCGTAGAGCAGGTTTAACTTATAGACAGGCTAATGCAGCTGTGGTCATCAATGAACAATTAGATCTAACTGCTAGAGCCGTCAGTTATGCACACGATCTAGCTTTTGCCGCACTGAGTTTATACGCTGGTGCTCAGTCTACCGTAGAAACCAGTCAAACTACCATAGACAACATTATCAGAAACGGAACCACATTTGCTCCTGCAGTACTATACAGTAATCCTCCCGGCCTAGCTGCAAACATCATAAATGCGAAAGTGTTATTACAGTCTAATATCAATTTTATTAAAGCAGAAACTGTCGGGTATCTTCAGGCTACCTATCCTTCATTGAGTTTTAATTCAAATACTTGTGCTAGAGATGTACAATATATAATCGAGGCACTGATTTATGATCTGGTCTATGGCGGAAACAGTGCGACTAGATATGCTGGTATCGCCTACTATAATGGTGTTGGTGATGCAGTATCGTTACAGATTCCTTCAGGTCAGCTAGCAGAAACGGTCGATGGTATTGACTATGCTAACTATCTAGCCCGTCAGGTAATCGTCAATGCAGCACCTGTTACAACCTATACCGGAGAAACACGGGTTACTGGTTCAGCCAGTGACGGTGCCGCTCAGACTCTAATACAAAATTTACTAGACGAAGTCAGCGATATTATCACCAACGGTGTCTCTGCTGCTGCTGCAGAAGTTTTACCTGATCTAAATGCCTATGCCTATACTTCATCTTTAAAAACTGCCCGAACAATTTTATTAGCTGAAAAGACTGATATCCAACAGGCCACTATAGATTTTGTAGATGCAAATGCCAATATCTACGAAATACTGATGCCTGGTAATAGATCTATGTTGAGCAATGACTTTACACAGATCAACGATTTAGGTTATGGCGTAGTGGTTACAAACGGTGGTTTAGCTGAAGCGGTATCGATGTTTACATATTATAACCACATCTCTTACTATGCGATCAATGGTGGACAGATACGTTCAGTAGGTGGTTCTAGCGCACACGGAAATTATGCTTTGGTAGCAGAAGGTGCTGACCCTCTAGAAGTTCCTACTCCAATTACATTATACTACGATCTAAGTCAAGTGGCGCAGGTATATTTTCCTAGTTCACCTTATCAAAATACTGCTGGTGGTCTGATCATCTATGTCGACAATTGGACTTATGCTCCATTAAACCTATCCGAGATCGAAATAGATCACGGACTAGGTGGCCTATATAGATATCCAGTCTCGACTGCAGAAATTGGCGGTGATATTCCACCAGGTGTAGCCAAGCTCAGTCTACAGAGTGCAGAAGGTGCAGGCGTAGACGGTCTGGCTCTACAGGTACCGGACAATACTCGAGTAACTATTAGACAGGGAACACAGACAGTGCTGACAGGCGATGTCGTAGATGTTGCAGTTCGACCATCTACCGGTATGATACTTCGAGAAAGTAACGATGTCTATCGTATCCTACAGTTTGAAGATTACAATGATCCAGGAGGCGGCCGTGTCTGTACTATCAGTAACGGAAGCCCGGCAGTTATAACTAGAGCCTCGCATGGACTACAGCCAAATTATCAAGTCAGTTTCCAAACCTCAGGAACATTACCTTCTGGTATAAACACCACAGATGTATATTTTGTTTTAGCTAACGGATTTACAGCTAATAGCTTCAGTATCTCACTAACCAAGGCCGGAACAGCAATAGCCACTACTACCGCTGGCTCGGGCACACACGAATATGTTGTAGAAGGATTGGCTAGAACTACTCTTAGAGAATCCTACAACTATGTTGATGCTACTGTATGGCCTTCTCAACCTTTTGTGACTTCTGCCAGTACTTGTACAATCAGTATAGCTAATCCTGCCATTGTGACTTTGACCAGTCACGGATTCTTAGCCGACGATGTGATTAGATTTGAAACCACAGGTACTTTACCGACTGGAATCAATTCCACATCACATTATTTTGTCAAAACAGTTCTTAGCCCAAATACCTTCACAATAGTCAATGATGCTGCGCCTAATTCGCCTATTCCTGCGATAGAAATTGAAACCACTGGTACACAAAGTGGTATTCAATCTGTAGGCAAGGTTATTGGACGTGTTGGAGACAGTACCTTTGCAGTAGTGCCAGTCGGCGGCGAAGAGGAAGATCGAATCCTCAATACTAAATTTGTGTTTAAAGGTCGTGAATACACAGTCACTGCGTATTCAGATGAAACAGTAACGCTATTGCCCTATGCATTGATGACAGTTTCTCCGGCACTGCTTGATAGCGTGGTATATTTTTCAACACCGCCTACACTCAAATCAGCAGTTCCTAAAGACGAGCCAGGTACACTGACCATACGTATCGCGCTGGTCCGTGTTACTGCACATGATTTATTAGACATTGGAACCGGATCTTATGCCGATACCAACTATCCAAATGAAATTTTCGGACCTCCGGTAAATCCGTATAATCCGGGAAATGAAGTCGTTGAACGCGGTGTTGGTAGATGTTTCTATGTGACTACTGACCAGTTTGGTAACTTTAGTGTAGGACCATACTTCCGAGTTGACCAAGGAACTGGTACAGTTACATTTGCTGCGGCTATTGCTCTAAGTAATCTAGATGGTATTGGTTTTAAACGAGGTGTTCCGATATCTGAATTTTCTGTAGATTCAAGTTTTTCAGACAATGCCACAGATACTGTACCAACTGAAAATGCTGTAAGAACTTATCTCGATCGTCGACTAGGAGTTAGCCATAACGGCGCTCCAATTATCGAACCAAGTTTGATTCCATCATTCTCCGGCGGTTTTATGAGCCTAGACGGACAATTGGCCATGAAGGCCAATATGAACCTAGATGATTTTAAGATTACCAATCTAGGAGATGCTACCGATCCAGAAGATGCGATCAATCTAAGAAGTCTAACATTTAATAATTTCCAAGATATTAGCCTTTCAAATGTTCGCAGTGCTGATATTTTAACTTTTACCGGTGCTGCTAATTTCGCACAGAACTCTACTGTAGTAGGTGACATCAGTTTTAATATTGACAGCACTGCTAATACTGTTGATGCACAGATCAATGCTGGCTCGATTATAAACGCAGATGTCAATGCAGCAGCAGCTATCGCACAGAGTAAACTGTCTATGACCGCAGCAAGCACCAGAGCTAATGCTACTGGTATCGCACAAGCTGATCTAGGACTAGCCAGTTTTGATTCTGCACAGTTTGATGCTACCAACGGTTGGATCAGTGTAAAAAATAATGGTATAGTAGTAGGTAAAATTGAACAGATCGCAACAAAAACTGTTCTAGGTAATTCTACATTAGTAACCAACAACGTTAGTGCTGTACCATTTACTACTGTAGTCAATGACGGCGGCGCTGTGAAAAAATCTCAGTACGCTGGCGGAACTGGTTTCCTTAGACGTATCGGGTTCGCTGCTACAGCAGATACTGATTATTCTATCGTAGATATGACTGCTAGTTATACCGGTATTGGTGATAACAGTAAACTAGTTGTTCGAGACAGCAACGGAGACTTTGGTGCAAGATATGTTTCTGTAGAAAGACTGATAGTAGATAATAAAATTATATTAGATACCACTACTATCACTGGAGGTGGATATACTCAGGTACACGGCTTCTCCGGACAGGTAGCACTGCTGTTAGGTGACGGTACTGCAGGTGGAACTAAGATTTCCTACTATGATAACGATGTACATACATTCAGAACTCACCCAGGAACAGTTCAGGTGTTGGCTCCAATACGCTGCGGATCTGTAGAGACTGTGGCGTTGACTACTGGTGGTACTTCTACAGCAGGTACTATCACAGGTACCTGGAGTTTAGCTTCAGGTTCAAAGATGCAGGCAACCTATGCTGACCTAGCAGAATACTACGAGGGCGATAAGGAGTACAGTGTCGGAACCGTAGTGGTATTTAGCGGTGAACGAGAAATTACCAGTTCTAATGTCAAGGCCGATCACAGAGTAGCTGGCGTTGTCAGCGATAATGCTGCCTATGTTATGAATACAGATTGTCCGGGAATCAAAACACTGATAGCTCTACAAGGACGTGTGCCCTGTCGAGTGGTTGGAAAAATCAGCAAAGGTGATTTATTAATTACATCATCTATAAGCGGTGTTGCTGTTAGTGCAGGAGGTGATGCTCGAGCAGGAACTATTATAGGTAAAGCATTAGAAAATTACGATTCAGATCATATTGGCACTATTGAAGTTGCCGTGGGAAGAGCATAATGGCAAAGAAAACTATCAGTTCAAACTCGCCTCCAATCATATGGAGCACCGTTGATCAAGCATTCAACGATATCAACGACAACTTCAATGAAATATATGCTGCCATAGGAGGCACCGGAGTTGAATTCACTGATCTAGGTACTGACCTAATTCCTAGATACACAGAGCAATACGATCTAGGATCTACAGTCAAGCGATGGAAAGATCTCTATCTCAGCGGTTCAAGTCTCTATCTAGGTAACGCTGTGATCACTGCTTCTGGAACTGCTCTGAATCTTCCAGCAGGATCAACAATAGGTGGCAGTGTACTAGACAACGAATATTTTAGAGAGATCGCGGTTTCTGGGCAGAGTAATATCGTAGCTGATGCCGGCGGCAACGACGTGTTGACTATTGCCTCAGGCAATGCAGGTATTACATTGACCACAAATGCTACTACTGATACATTGACTATCACTAACAGCGGTGTTGTTGATATTACTGCAGGAAATGCTGGTATTAGTATACTAGGAACTACCACTAAATCAATTACTAACGCCGGAGTTATCGATGTCAGTGCTGGGGCTGGTATAACAATTACCGGAACTAAAACAAACTATTCTATCGCTGTCAGTGGCGTCATCAGTGTTGTTACTGATCCTGGATCTGGAATTACTTTAGATACCAGTGTTGCTAATACTGTTCGCGTAACTAATTCTGCCCCAAATATCGTTCAGAATACTTTCCGATATGTAACAGTCAGCGGAGATCCTACAATCATTGATTCTGGTACTGGCTCAGCAACTTTGGTTTTTGGCACAGGAAGCGGAATAAGTTTAACACCTAACTCAACTGCTAAGTCTGTGACTATAAACAATACCGGAGTTACATCTCTGGCAGGTAATACAGGAATCAGCGTGAGTAATTCCACTGGATCTGTAAATCTTACCAATACCGGTGTCACATCATTGACTGCTGGGGACGGAATGTCAGTTAGTGCAGCTACTGGCGGCGTAACTATCACAAACACTAGATATGGATTTCAAAATATTTCTGTAGCTGGTCAGGGTGCTGTACAGGCAGATAATGTCACAGATACTTTAGTATTAGTGGCAGGCAATAATGTTACTCTTACTACAAATCCTACAAATGACAGTATCACAATCAATGCCATAGTTCCAGAAGAAAATCTAGGATTATCATTTGCTGTTGTAGATACCGGTAGCACCATCGTAGATATTCCGGCAGGTCAAACTCTAACATTTATAGCAGGAACTAATGTTACACTAGATGCTAATCCTGTTGCAGGATCTATTACTATCAATTCTATCGGTGGTGGAGGTGGAGGTGTAGGTGGAGGAGGAGACTTTGAGCTTTATGTAGCTGCAGATGATTCGACGCTGAGACCCATATTCACTGGAGAGGTCATAGAATTTCTAGGCACAGCTGGAATAACTACGACCAGCGACAACGAAGGTCGTATTACCATCAAAGGCAGCACTTCAAATATCTACGGAAGTTTAAGCATCAATGACAGCACTGGTAATATTGTTATATCAACATCTGGCACTATTCTTATACAAGGAGCTTCTAACTCTCCGGTAACACTAGGTGGTGGCACCAGTGGAGATATTATTTTCAGCAGTGGAACACAGGGCATAGACTATGGTGATTTAGATAACAAACCTACAAGTCTATTAGCCAGCAGAGCAGCACTCGCAGGAACTACTGCTAGTCTAGCCAATGCCGCTACAGGTAACCTACAGATCACAGGTTACAAAGGTTACATGCTTTATAAGATACAGACCAGTGCAGCTGCTTGGGTTAGGATTTACACCGACGCTGCTAGCCGTTCAGCTGATTCTGCAAGATCAGAAGGCACAGATCCTACACCAGGATCTGGAGTGATAGCTGAAGTTATAACCACTGGTGCGCAGACAATTTTAATTAGTCCAGGAGCGATAGGTTTCAACAACGAGTCATCACCGACCACGGCCATAGAGCTAGCGGTCACTAACAAGTCCGGTGGAACTACTACGATCACTGTGACATTAACCGCTGTTAAACTAGAAGGCTAACATGTCATTATTAGACTACATCAGAACCAAACAATATATTGTCGTGGCACACAGCTATGATGACCTCGACGATATCTATGATGAATTAGAATCAGCAGGAAAAAGCCCTCCTGGATTAGAATTGATCAGAGCTGTAGAGTGTGTGAGTCGAAGACCCGGTAGTCGTGGAACTATCTATAGGCTAACTGCCTGGGAAGCTGGACAACTGTCTTCTGACCCAAGAATTAAAACCATAGAGTTAGTACCGAAAGAGCTAGGTATTGAAGCCGGAACTAATGTAACTCAAACTAGTTCTAACTGGGACAAATCAAATTCAAACTCCACTAACATGAAAAATTGGGCTCTGCTGAGATGCACTGAAGCTTCACAGCGAGCTGGGTGGGGTGGCACAGGATTCGAAGGAACAGGTAGCGGCACAGCTTCGCAAACTGCTACGATAAGTCTGACTCAGACAGGAAAACATGTAGACGTAGTTATTGTCGATGGCGATGGCCTAGTATGGAATCATCCAGAATTTCGTGCTAACGCTGACGGTACTGGTTCAACTAGAACTGTTCAATACAATTGGTTTCAGCACGATTCAGTGGTCAAGGGATCAGCTTCGGGGACATATACCTACAGCAATACCAGCGATCATGCCACACACGTAGCAGGCACTGTAGCAGGTAATACGCAAGGGTGGGCTAGAGACGCTAATATCTATAATATCTATTACTATGCTGGTGCCGTAGGAGACAGTAACTTTCCCTATGTCATCGATTATATTAGAGAATTCCATAGAAACAAATCTATAAATCCTGCCACAGGTAGACGTAATCCCACTATCTGCAACAACAGTTGGGGCATGAGTATTTTTCCAGCCGAATGGAGTTTTTCGGATATCACTGCAGTGACCTACAGAGGAACGAGAAATACTCCATTTGCCAATCCGCCCACTACCTACGGTGGAGCCAGTGGTGTCTACAGTTCCAATGCCTTGCTGGCTAACTTTACCGGTAATCCGGAAAATATAGCACAGAGAATTTCTACCACTGGCGGAACCGGTCCTAGTGCTACAGCATCATTTACTTCGGTTCCAGCATCGTGGACTCAGTCTGGTTCATATCAGGTTTATATTTTTGGAATAGTGCCTCCAGCTGCCTCATACACAGTGCTGGTCCAAGGACCAGGTACAGTAAGTCTTAGAAACAACACAGCATCAGGAGGCAATACTGGTACGGTTACATTGTCATCGAGCATCACTATCACTAGTCCTAGCGGAGTCAACGTTACCTACTCAGATGGTCCGGAAACTGGATTGGAAGTTGAAACAGACATACAACAGACCTACGTGATGGCCAACAATGAAGTCTATACTATAAATTACATCACCAATCTCAATACTTCTGCAAGCGATGCACCTCTAACAACCTTTGCCATGTATTGCACTATAGAAACTTCAGGAGGAACTAGTCCCACGGCCACCGTCACAGATCTAGGAATACAAAGCATAGGTTCTATCACAGGTCTTACATCTAGCACTACACCCACTGTAGGCAACAACGATGACGGTTATTGGACACTGAACGTTCCTTTCAATATCACTTATCTAGGTACAAATCATAGCACATTATATTTTGGTACTAATACCTATCTGACATTTGGCGGTGGATCGACGATCTATTACGGTATTGATGCTGATACTCCTAACTTTCCTAAGATAATGGTTGGTTCTGACGACAACTCAGTACAGCGAATCTATTATGGTACTGAAGGATCGGCTCCTAATAGAACTTACCGAGTGATCGTAGAAGGCAACGGATCTGTCATTGGTACATTAGGTAATCCCGGAATGCGGTATCAATACACATTCTATGAAGCTACTCCTACGCAGATAGACCTAGTCATAGGGCAAAACAATAGGAAAACGGTCACTGGACAGGCGTTTACCACAGGACAGTTAAACACCTGGGGATTTATATCCGGACAAAGAATACCTGTGCGTGTGGCCGCATTAGATGCAGACATCGAAGACGCCATCGATGAAGGAATTATATTCGTAGGTGCTGCCGGTAACGGTCGATGGAAACACGATGTCCCGGGTGGCACTGACTGGAACAATACTTTCGAAATGGGTACAAGATACCCAGGAAGTGTATCTAGTCCTTATTATTATATGCGAGGAACCAGCCCTACTGCCAATGATAATACTTCTAGTGGAACCTACGATATTCCAAATATCTGCGTAGGCGCTGTAGATAGTATACAGATAGATCAGAAAGTTCTCTTCAGTGACTGCGGACCAGGTGTAGACATATGGGCTCCAGGAACTGCGATTATCAGTGCCTTGCCAGGTTATGCCAGCAGCACTCCGGATCCCAGAAGCGGAAGTCATTATATAGGAAAATACAACGGTACCAGCATGGCCAGCCCACAGGTATGTGGAGTCATCGCCTGTGCTTTAGAAATCTATCCGAACATGACGCAGACCGATGCTAAAACTTACATAATCAATTATGCCAAGCAGAATCAATTGACTGCCAGTGGTAGTACTCCCACAGACGGACAAAATTTGCAGGGAGCCCCTAATCTATTTCTGTTCTATTATAAAGAAAGACAGGACACAGGTAATACCTATCCTAAGATCAATTATAAAATAAGACCCGCCACTGGAGCAGTATACCCTAGACCTAGAATAAAAAGGACCTTATAACGGAGCAATATATGTCAAAACAAACGATCAACATAGGTACAGCGGCCAACGCCAAAAATGGCGATAGTCTAAGAGCAGCTTTTAATAAGGTCAACGCTAACTTCACAGAACTGTACACAGCACTGGGAATAAATGCAGACGGAACATTAAATCTAGGGGCATTTGAATTCACTGGTAGCGTGATGAGCACCACGGACAGCACAGCAATAGTTATCGATCAAGCTACTACCATTACCAGTGATTTGACCGTAGGAGGGGACATTGTTCCTTCGATAGCTAATGGTGGCAATTTAGGATCTCCTGCTAAACCGTTCCGCAGCCTGTATGTCAGCAACAACACAATTTTCTTGGGCGGCACAGCATTATCTGTAAACGGTGCAGGCAATCTATTGGTCAACGGCAGTTTAATAACAGGCGGTACTACAAGTTACAACGACTTGTCAGACAAACCCAACCTTGGCACATACGCTACACAAAACGATATTAACACGGTGCTCAACGAAATAGACACCCGAGTTACGGCTATAAGCTATAACGATCTTTTAAACAAGCCCAACCTTGCAGGTACATATCAGTTCTCTGTGGCAGCAGATGATTCCACACAAAGAGTAATAAGCACTGATGAAGTTGTTAAATTTGTAGGTGCGGGCGGCATTACTACAGCCAGTGATGCAGAAGGCAGGATCACTATCACTCAAGGAACAACATCGAGTCTAGTCAACGGTG